GAAAATCTTCCAACAAATTTGACACCTTTGACAAGTTGTCATCTTAATTGTCATCACCAACCATTGGCAAGTTTGGTGTATTAATTGCTATTGTTGTGTAATTGTTATATCAGTGATATTACTGATTTGATTGTTGTATAATGGCTCTATTTGAGACAGTTCCTGTTGATAGAGTATTGAGGACTATGGATAGGGATAGAATTCAGATCCCTTATGACTTGATTGAAAGTGAACACATCCTTGAACATGAAAGGAGATTTGGTAGATTCTTTTCATACAATGTTCCTGCACGATCCATTAGCTTCCTGTTAGCTAATGGCATATACTTGTCCAAGAACAGATGGAGGTCACATTCACATCCGATATGCAAAACGATAGAAAACCATATGCTGTTCGTTGAGGCGGCATCTATACTGCCCAGGGATGTGGATTACACGGTTATGTCCATGAGAGATTCAAAATTTAGCGCTCTTAAGATCGCTAGGTCTGATGATCACATGGAGCTTGTGAACCGTATATATGAGGCTAAGGACTTTGTGCGTTATTCTGGCTCGTCAGGAACGGTTTTTGATATGGCCAGTTCATCCAAGAACTGGTCAGAGTCCGTTGGTGGCAATGTTTTCCTGCATGACGAAGTGCAGATGTGGAGTAAGAGGCAGATGTTCTATTTTCTCGATTCTGTCTCTCCTGAGAACTTCTATTTCACCGCTGTGTACCCAACTGAAGTCTTGGCTGGTTTGGATTATTCTTTGTATCCTTCTGTCTACCAGTTTACTTTGAAGGGTGATAAATTGATGTTTTCACCGGATGGGGTACATAGTGAGATGTTCATCCAACCTAAGAATATGGCTTGGTTGTTTAAGGCCAATAAGTTCAAGACCTCAACTGGGGTCTGGAGTCTGGTCAGGTTGCGTAGTGTGGCTGCACATCATCTATTTTACTTGAGAAAAGGAGATTTTCCTACTAATGATGTTTTTGTCTCCAATTCCTCTGAATTAGTTGATCTAAGCTCCATGAGACAACTTGGACTCAGATATCCAAGCAAAGGGATCAGATATGAAGTGCTGCTTAAAGTTTTAATGTATGCACTTTCTTTAAAGAAAATTGACACCAACTCCTCTTTTGCTAAATGTCGGCAGCTGGATCCTGAGAATTTGCTTCTCTCCGAAGCATTACTTGTGAACGATTTGATTAAATGGCTGCGTGAAGTTGGCACCGGTAGCCTCAGTGAAGATGACCTGCTGCGCCGGCTGGGCGATTCCCTTTTTAAAGCTCTGCCGGACATGCTGCAGAGGTTATTCCCAATGAAGAGACACAGGGAGGTGTTTCAAAAGTTTCTGGTTGAGTTATCACCTATTAGCTTCTCCTGGGATTTGAGAGCAGTTGATAGTAACTCTTTTGAGGGGATTTCCAAATTGTTTTGTGCTGCTGATGGGCCCTTTGACTTGAGTCCAATTGGCTTGGTGTTGGAGGGGGTTAGGCCATTTAAGAATCCCGCCTTTCTGCATGGTGGAGTTGAAAATCATTGCATTAGTAGGGCCGTATCTGGGGTTTCTGGTTTGTATTCTTGTGGCCCCAATGCAAGTGCTGAAACTGTGGTTAGAAATTTCGATAAGGACTACCGGGAGGACTCCCCCAATAAACGGAATTTTGAAGCTTCAACGAAGGATCACGTCTTCTCTTACGTGGTCGTGTCAGGGCCTTCTTCTTGGAGGTATTGCATGTTCAGGTACAAAAGGAACAACCTGGGTAGAGTGGACAACGTCAGTGTCATACTTGGGTTCATATACAGATCAGATTCCTTGACTGACTCTCCTTATGAAGGCAGAATTGGGCCCCGACTACAAACTGTTATGGTAAGTGATTTCATGCGCGGGGTTTCCTTTGAAGTAATATTGGCTGGAGTGATGGCCAAGCTGGACATTTCGACTGAAAATGTTAGAAGATCTCTTCTTGAAGGGCTTGAGAATAGAAAACGATTGATTGGTACCCTTCCTGCCCCAATTGGCACTCCTGCTGCTGATCTCGTTTCTCCTTACGCTGAGGACTCAGATGCTGATGCTGATGAAGCTGATGAAAGTATTCCTGGGTTGGTAGTCCTTGGTGACAATAGATTTTACACGTATGGATCAGGGCATGGTGTGCCGTTGATTGAGTTGGATGGTTTTGAAGAAACCAGGTTGAGGAATAGGAGGGCTTTCTTCTTCTGTAAGGACCCTAGCTTATTGTATGGCCATGACTCTGTCATTTATAAAACCAATAGATGGAGTGATGCACTCGATGTTCCAGGCACAGCTAGTTTCAACAGTTGCTTGGTCCAGGTTTATGATGAGGGTGCTGGAATTCCCTTCCACCGAGATGATGAGGATTGTTATGACAATGACTTGGTGCTTACCATAAATGGCAAGGGAAGTGCAGCTTTCCACATTTCAGGGGATGAGAGATTGAGTTTCGACTTTGTTGAAGGTTCATTTTTCATCATGAAGGCTGATTTTCAGAAGCATTATAGGCATTCAGTTTCTGATTGCAGCGCTGGTAGGATCTCTTTTTCCTACAGATTCCAATACCGTACCCCGTCCTTTATTTTAAAGGGTAAGTTCCCCATGACAGTGCCTGATGTGGCATTTCCCCAGAGTGAGGGTTTGAATGAGACAGACTCTATGTCCGTCGGCTCTACTTCGAGTTCTTTCCCCAATGACTCTCTGAGGAATAGTTGTGTTTTTGAGGCGGTTGCTGCTTCAGTAGGCAAGGAGGTCGGATTGATGGTTGCCGAGCTGGAGACAGTTGACCCAATTTGGAAAAAATTGTATCTGCTTGATGAGGGGTTAACTTTGCCAGAAGTCACCAAGATGATTCTTGATTTAGGAGTTTCAATCAAGATAAGGCTTGGAAGCAAGGACAGGGTGATTGGGTCCTGTAAAGACTGGACCACGAAAGTCATCAAGATTTCAAAAGGCCATGCTAGTTGCCTTGATATTATTGGTTGTCGGCCCGATTCTTTGGTAAAGAGGCCTAGGGTCAAGACAGTTCCGATCGAAGCAGCTCTCAATTGCACTCCTTTGGACTTTAGTTTCGACCGAGATTCAGCTAAAGAGTTGTTGCGTAGTTTTCTGAGCGCCAACTCAGGTGTAGTGTCCAGCCGTTTGGATCTGACCAAGGGTGAAATTGAGGCCTTAAAGATGGCTGTTGAATTCAAGGCTGATCTTAAGATGTCTTTCTTTTCCTTGATGGGTTTTGCTGGATGTGGGAAGACTAAGCCATTGATGGACTTGATCCTCAAAAGCAATGACAACATATTGATTCTTGTTCCGAGAAAGAGGCTGGGAGATAGCTGGACTTCGAAGATGGGTCACAAGAAAAATGTGAGAGTGAACACTTATGAAAGGATGTGTAAATTGAGTTTCGCCAATTATGACTATGTTATAGTGGACGAAATATTTCTGTTCCCGTCAGGTTTTGAAGATTTGTTGACTTTGAAGTGGGCCAGCGCAGGGGCAAATGAAAAGAAGATGATATTCGTTGGTGATCCTCTTCAAGCTGGATACTACTCTCCGAAAGACCACCGGTTGTTGGTGGCACGTGATGCGGGCAGGTTGATAGCTAAGGAGCAACCTTACTCACTCTCGACTAGAAGAAATGAGGGCTGGATAGAACGTATATTCGATGTCGAGAGCAGAAGGGAAGGTGGACATGGTGCCATAAATTGGTACTCTGGGGACTTTAAGAGCGTGTCTATGGACGCTAAAGTGGTATTGGTCCCTTCGTTCAGGCTGAAGGAGCTGTTGATTAGTGAAGCCAAGTGCATTGGAGTCAATCTGGAAATAATGACTTACGGTGAGTCCCAAGGATTGACCTTTGAACGTGGGGTAGTTGTAATGGTTTCAGATGAAACTAAGAAGGTGTCATTTGGACATTTGCTTGTGGCCTTGACCAGGTCAGTCAGACCTCCGTTGATATGGACCAGAAGAACTTTTGATCTGGTTATGCGTGGAAATCCTCTACTTGATGCCATCAGGGAGAGAAGGATCGTGAAGGTAAGCGAGATGGTCAAGGATATGGGCTTCAAGGTCGATTTTGAGAAGATCGGGAGGCTAGAGTTTGCTGAAGAAAAACTGCATGGTGACGAGCACCTGCTGTGCATAATGGATATAAACGAGTCGGCCCTGCCGGAAGAAGAGGTCGTTGAGGCTGTTCGTTTGGACATGAACATACTTCAGACCCACTCCCCATTTTATCCCATTGAATCAGGGAAAGCTAAGTTGGATGCATCTATAAGACTTAAAGAAGAGAGAGAACAAATGGTGGTAGTTGGGTCGGGTCCAGACTACTCAATTTATTACACAAATCAGTTTAATGACATGGACTATGGTGAGGACAACAAGGCTGTAAATTTCACCTCGGTGTTCCCGAGGCATAAATGTGAAGATACCGCCACTTTTTGGATGGCAGTGAGAAAGAGGTTAAGATTTGCTGATCCCTCTGTAAATCATGCTGACTTTGAAGCCGATATGGCTGGTGGAAATGGAATGGTAGCCGATATGTTGCTTTGCAACTTATTAAAAGTGCTGAGGCCATCGAAATTGAATGTGCAAGATTTTCTAGAGGAGGCTCAAATTGAATTAGTGGAGAAGAAGATTCTGAGAAGCGCTGAAATGATAGCTAATCAGAGTGAAAGGAGCGATCCTAACTGGAGTCTTACTGAGATCTTGTTATTCATGAAGAGTCAGTATTGCAAGAAGGTTGACAAGATGTATGTCGATGCAAAGGCAGGTCAAACTTTGGCCTGTTTCCATCACCAGATTCTAGTTAGATTCGGCCCCTGGTGTAGAGCTCTTGAGAAGCTCCTTCTTGAGATGTTACCTGTCAATTGGTACATTCATTCTGGAAAGAATTTTAACTGCTTAAATGATTTTGTAAAGACGCACTTGAAGGATGGAATGGAGTGCGTGGAAAATGATTACGAGGCGTTCGACTCTTCTCAGGACCACTCTATCTTGGCATTTGAAGTCAAATTCCTCCGTTTAATTGGCTGGCCGGCTGATGTAGTTGATGATTATATACATCTAAAGTGTACTCTTGGTTGCAAGCTTGGTGGTTTAGCGATCATGAGGTTCACTGGCGAGTTTTGTACCTTCCTCTTCAATTCTCTGAGTAACATGGCTTTCTGTTGTACTCAGTACTCTGGCGCAGAGGGGTTCCCTATCTTGTTTGCAGGAGATGATATGTGCATATTCGGACAGATTTCTGAATCTAAGGGAGGAAAGGAGTTATTGGACCGGTGCTTGCGATTGAAATCCAAAACCTTCAGGAAATATGACCCGGAATTCTGTGGTTGGCGGCTGACTCCCTTAGGGATTTTCAAGGACCCAATTTTGATGTACACAAGGACAAAATTGCATCATGAACAAGGTCGGTTGAAGGAAGTGATCAACAGCTACGCCCTGGAGTTGGCGTTTGGGTATAGACTAGGGGACTACTGTTATGAATTCATGACTGAGGAGCAAATGGGATACCAAAAGATGACTGTTGATTTGTTTCTGAGACACAAGAACATGCTGTTTGAGGTGAGTCTGAAGGGTCTGCGTGACAGCTTATATGAGGGCGACCTGGTCAATTTCTGAAAGGGCGCTTATCTAATAGCTGTAGATTAATAAATCACCAACTGAATTGATGAATTTCAAGAGTTATCTGTTAAAGAAGATTAAGTCGGTTGGAATAGGGCTAGCTAGTTCCCTAATCATTTACATTGCGTCATTTGTGTTTAATGTGTTATATAGACGTAGCTTTTGATCTTGTGTGCTTGTTTATATGTGTGTTGATTCTGGTTGCTTTATTGAAGTTAACGTATTGCAATAGTAGTGCTTTTTGTGTGGCTCTAGCTCTCACCATATATAGCCTGTTTCTGAATTTTAATTTGCTTGTGCTTCTTTACGATTTGTCAAGGTAGATATTATGTACGGTTACAACAATGGAATCAGAAAAACTAGTGATCGTTTCAGCAAAGGTTCCGTTTCGAAGGACAAGTATGGCCAAAGATACAACTGCGGCACGGACCGACTTCCTTTCCTCGTTATGGCGGATGTCTCTAAACTCAAAATTGATTTCGAAAATGCGACAGAGAACATGCTATTCCAGATTGTGTCACTCCTGCTGCACTTCTGCGTATTGCAAAATATTGGCCAGAGGAAGGCAAAGAGAGGAAAGATTAAGAAGAAGAAAGCTGCCTATAATGAGTACAGGAGAAATAAGGATGGAGCCTCTTCCAGTTACCAGGGAGGGGGAGGCTTGGCTCGAACTAGAGATAGCCAGGAAAATGAAAGGCAAGTTGACGCTGCAAGAGACAAACGGGCGGAATTCTATTCTGACAGTAGCTCAACCGAAGGAGATGGTGATGGATCTGGACAGACCAGAAATGAGAGACATTTTGTTTAATCTGGATTTCACCAAAAGATTGATAGATCAGGATGTGTTTGTGTGCTCATACTTGGTCAAGAAGGCAAAGAGAGTAGGGGTGGAAGTATGCACTGATTTCCACTGTTACTTTGTTGACACAGACATGACTGTCAGTGCTCTACTGGATGCGATTGAAATCGCAAGTTTCTTCGGATGTATCAATTCCGCTGTATTTGAAATCTGCGCGACTGGCTCGTGTCTTTGCAAAGTTGGATTAAGGGAGTTGATTATTGAAGTGGAGAAAAGGACCATCGAGATACCGCTAAAATGTGGGTATCATGGAATTAAGCACCTCACTGAAGTGGAAGACAGGCAGTGGAAGGTGCTATGTGCCAATCCTTTGATCAAGTTGGAGGAAATTGAAGAAATATATATATTCTGGAACTCACTTGGTCTAAAGAATCATGAAAGACATGTCAAGGCTCTGCTTGACGTCAATGGATTGAAAGAAAGTACACTCAGGATACTGGGTGCAATTTAAATTTGAGGCAACTTATCCTATTATGTTGCTTGGTTTGACCGCTTAATAGGTTGGGGTAGATGGCCCCATTAATTAATATATGCTATGTAGAATTAAGTTACTAGTCACCCGCGTGGGCTGTTAGAGCGCGGATATTATGAGTTTTAAAATTTCTTATTTGAAAAATTATTCT